ATTCCAACTGTCTATTCAAAAAACACCAGCAGAAGGTGGTAGCGGGTTCTATTGGTACAACAACGGCGGAAATCAAATATTTGTATCAGCGGCATCTGGGATTCCTGCGCTAGGAAGATGGTCGCATATTGCTGTTGTTCGGTCTGGCACGACCGTTAGTCTGTACAACAACGGAGTCAGGGTAGGAACTACGACAAACAGTTCATCGTTGGGAATGCCAAGCCCATATTTGGGAATGTTTACTGACGGGGTTAATTACCCAATGATCGGTCAAATTTCCAATTTCCGCGTAACCAACACGGCGGTTTATGATCCAACGGTTGCTTGGCTGACAATCCCAACATCGCCATTGACCGCAATCACTGGCACCCAACTGCTCACGTTCCAGAATGCCACAATTGTAGACAACAGCACCAATGCTCTGACACTGACCAATAACGGTTCAGTCACGACTCAATTGGCAAATCCTTTTGGGGTTCAACTTTCAACCCCAGCAGTAGACTACCTTGTAGTTGCCGGTGGTGGTGGTTCGTCACAAGGTGGCGGTGGTGCAGGAGGATTACTTCAAGGATCTATACCAGTTACTACTGGTTCTGCTCTCACGGTAACAGTTGGTGGCGGTGGTGCTGCTTATACACAAGGACAAAATTCAGTTTTTTCAAGCATTGCAGCCATTGGTGGCGGGGCAGCGGCTAGTGGTACAGGTGGCTCTGGTGGTGGCGGGAATAATGCAGCAGGACAACAAGGCACATTCAGTCAAGGCAATACTGGTGGAGCAGGTAGCGCAACAGCAAGTCCGTATGCCGGCGGAGGCGGAGGCGGTGCTGGAACAGTTGGATTAAACGCAACTTCAACAGTCGCAGGAAATGGCGGTGCAGGAATTGCGTCTGCTATTTCTGGAACTATTACAACTTATGCCGGTGGAGGTGGCGGAGGTGGGCCGACTAATGGTACAGGCGGTGTAGGTGGGGGCGGAGCAGGTGATGCAACCGGCACAGCCAATACAGGCGGAGGAGGTGGCGGTGGATATGGTGGCGGTCCTAAAGCCGGCGGTTCCGGTATTGTCATCATAAGTTACCCAGACATCTACGCTGGCGCGGCATCAACCACTGGTAGCCCAACAGTCAGCACCAGCGGGTCTGGCAGTTTAACTGGAAATTCATTAACTGCATCTACTAGTTGGTTTAATTACGCAGGACAAAGCGCATTTTCGTTTGGAACTGGCGATTTTACTATTGAATTCTGGGCATATTTTACCAATACTTCTGTGCCAGCAAATTATTTAATTGATTTTAGGGGATCAAGCGCGCCTACTGGATCTGTATTTGGTATTTATCAAAATAGTGCTGGTTTCTACTATTTCTCTAGTTCTGTTGGAGAATACAGTTTTATGGGAGTCCCAGCTCAAAATAGGTGGTACAGCGTTGCTGTTACAAGAGTTAGCAACACAGTACGATTATTTATCAATGGTGAATTAAAAAGCACTTTTGTAGATACATACAGTTATTCAGTTGGAAATACTGGTCCTTCTATAATGGGTTCAACTTACTATAATAACTACGGGTTTAATGGTTACATATCTAATTATCGGATAATTAAAGGCACTGGTTTATATACAGCGTCTTATACACCCTCTACTGTGCCGTTAACGGTTGTATCAGGAACTTCACTGTTATTAAACACAGTTTCTGGTGCTTATTTAACAGATAGTTCCGTTAACGCTCATACTCCTAGTGTAACTAATACAATGGCATGGAATCAAACTAGCCCATTTGCAACCGGCTTAGGATACAAAAATCGTGTGTACACTTGGACCAGTTCTGGTTCTATAACCTTCTAAGGATTATAATATGAGTCAATATTTAGGAGGTTTTTTAGCCACTAATTTTAATCCTATGCGGGATCAAAAAACCAGTACAGTTGAGTACCTAGTAGTTGCTGGTGGCGGTGGAGGCGGCGGAGCAGGTTGTGGCGGAGGTGGTGCTGGCGGCCTATTGACTGCAACCGGATACTCAGTCTCGCCCGGATCTAGTATCACAGTAACAGTTGGCGGCGGGGGAACTCCTGGAAACCAAGGATCTGGTGCTGGTCAAAGAGGAAATAGTTCAGTATTTGGATCAATTACATCAACTGGTGGCGGCGGTGCCGCAAATGCTTTGTATGCAGGTTCAACTGGTGGATCAGGTGCCGGAGGAATGAATAGTGGAAATCCCACTGGTTATGCTACAAATGGAACATCTGGACAAGGAAACAACGGCGGAACTTATGCCACAAGAGCGTCTGGTGGCGGTGGCGGTGCTGGAAGTGTAGGTCAAGATGGAACTCAAATAGACAGTACTTATAATTTGCGTTCCGGTAATGGTGGAACTGGAATAATTTCTACTATTACTGGATTAAAAGTATTTTATGCTGGTGGCGGTGGCGGTGGTGGAGATGTGTATTTGCGTGCAGATTCAGGAGGATACGGCGGTGCTGGAGGAGGTGGAAATGGTGGTGGCATTGGCGGATCCGGAACTTACACTTCAAACACAAGCACGGTAAACGGAGATAATGGTGTAGCAAACACTGGTGGTGGTGGAGGTGGTGCAATTGGCAATGGTCCTATAGGTGGAGTTGCTGGAACAGGAGGCAGTGGTATAGTTATTATCCGTTATCCACAAAATTTAGCACCTCCTACAAGTACCACAGGTAATCCACAAATTTTATATAATTCAGGTTATCAGATTTATGTCTGGACTAGTTCCGGCTCTATAACCTTTTAAGGAGAATAAGATGGCACATTTTGCAAAAGTTGAACATGGAATTGTTACACAAGTAATTGTAATTGATCAAGAAACACTAAATACAGGTAATTGGGGGGATCCTAAAGATTGGGTACAAACTAGTTATAATACACACGGTGGAGTTCATACACAAGGTGGTACACCATTACGTAAAAATTATGCGGGGATTGGTTTTATCTATGATATTATAAGAGATGCATTTATTCCGCCTAAACCTTATGCAAGTTGGATTTTAAATGAAGAAACTTGTTTGTGGTCAGCACCCACACCAATGCCAGCAGATGGTAAGTTGTACCAGTGGGACGAGCCTACTACTAGCTGGCAAGAAATCGTAATGCCTACACAGGAGTAATCCATGCCTCGATACAGTGGAATCTGGACCCTAAGCCAGGTCAACCAAGCAATTAAAAATTTAGACTGGGAAGGTGTCGCGCCCACTGTAGTAGAGTATTTAGTAGTTGCTGGTGGCGGTGGTGGAGAAAATGATCAAGGAGGTGGCGGCGGAGCAGGTGGATTACTCCAAGGCTATGTTGGTATTACCAGCGGTACTTCTTATACTATCACAGTTGGTGCTGGAGGTACCGCAACTAGTGGACAGGGAACTCCGGCAACTTCTGGTGGTAATTCTGTTTTTTCAACAATTACAGCAACCGGAGGCGGGCGGGGCGGAGATTGCGTATCAACTACACCAGCAATTGGTGGTTCTGGCGGTGGCGGTGGCGGTTATTATGCTATGGGTCAGCAAGCTGGCGCTAGTGGTATTACAGGACAAGGCAATAGTGGCGGAATCGGCCTTTCAAGTGGAAGTAATAATAACAGACCTTCAGGTGGCGGAGGCGGGGCCGGAACTGTTGGTGCAAATGCAACTTCCGCTGCATCAGGAAATGGTGGTGCAGGAATTGCATCCGATATTACTGGAACTAGAACTGTTTATGCCGGTGGTGGTGGCGGTGGAATGGGGCAAGATGGCGGAAGTGTAGGTGCTGGTGGAATCGGTGGTGGTGGTGCTGGTGGAAAAGATCCGGGAAATGGAACGGCTGGTACTGCAAATACCGGAGGTGGCGGGGGCGGTTGCGGAAACGGTAGTCTTTATAATGGCGGTGCAGGCGGTAGTGGCATTGTAGTCATTAGATACCCCGGTTTTATGCAATTTTTTACTGGCGGCACAGTTACTTATGTAGGTAATTATGTGATTCATACATTTACATCGTCTGGCACATTAGCGCCAACGACTCCTACTAAATTATCATAATCATCAAGTGGAGTTAAAATGACTATTTCACGTAATTTATCTGCACTAGCTCAAAATGTAAGCAGTACAGGTACCCTAAGTCAGGCAAGTACTTTACCTAGTCAAACCAATAATGGCGGTAAGTATTTAACCACTAATGGCAGTGTAGCTACTTGGGCAGATACTCCCACGCCTACAACTACTACTTATACAGCAAATAGTATTAGTTTAACTAATGGTGTTTATATTAGTGGTAGCGTAGCCAGTATTCAAACCTATGGTGACTATGGGGCTGGTAATTTTTATAATTTTACAGACGGTACTGGTAGCGGACCTGCCTGGATTTTAACTACTACATTTACTGGTGTAGCTAGTTTTAATCGAGCTGTATTAAATATTAGCTATACAGCTAATTCAGGTCATACAATCTATGTAGACTTATATAATTACAATTCTAGTAGTTGGGATTCTATTGGTAGTTATACTGGTTTAAGTGGATACTATCAATTTGCACTAGGGGTAATTTCTAGTACTCCGTATATTAGCAGTGGAACTGTACAACTTAGATTATATCATAATAATAGTGGCAATGCTGCACATGAAACTCGTGTAGACTATATTGCCTTGGAAAATTCCTTGCAAGGACCACAAGGTCAAAAAGGCAATACAGGTGCTACAGGTGCTACAGGTGCAACCGGACCAGGCGTGCCCGCAGGTGGCACCTCAGGTCAAGTTCTTACAAAAACCAGTGCTACTGACTATGCCACTAGTTTTTCAACACTAAACACATCGTATCTTAGTGATATAGTAATTACCACCGCCGCCAACGGTCAAATCTTACAGTATGACAGTGCTACCAGCGCTTGGAAAAACGTTACCTCGCCGTATGCTCCACTAACTAATCCTACCTTTACTGGCACAGTTAGTGGTATTACCAAATCAATGGTTGGTTTAGGCAATGTGGAAAATACTGCACTAAGTACTTGGACAGGTAGCACTAGTATTACTAGTTTGGGCACAGTTACAGTAGGCAGTGCACCTGCTAGTGATGTGTACAGTTGGGCTAAAGCCGCTACTAAACCTAGTTATACTGCTGGGGAAGTTGGCCTAGGCAATGTTACCAATGAAAGTAAAGCAACAATGTTTGCTAATCCTGCTTTTACTGGTACAGTTACTGGTGTTACTGCTGCAATGGTTGGCCTAGGTAATGTTACCAATGAAAGTAAGGCAACAATGTTTGCCAATTCCGCGCTTACAGGTACAACTACTATAGCTACAGCTACTATTACTAATGCTACTGTATCTACAGCACCTAGTGCTAATACAGACGTGGTAAATAAAACTTACAGCGATAGTGGTACACAAACGCTAACTAATAAACGTATACAGTCAAGAATTTTGGTTGCTACAAGTGCTACTACTTGGGCTGTAAATGCTGATAGTTATGATGCCACTGAAATGGCCATGACTGGTGCAGCTGGCACACTATTAGTAAGTGCACCAACCGGAACACCAGTAAACGGTCAAAAATTGATCTATAAACTGCAAAGTACCTATGCACAAACCTTTAACTGGGCAAGTATATTTCAAGGTTCTACTGATCTAGCACTACCAACTACCAGTAGTGGAAACAGCAAGTGGGATTTTTACGGATTTATCTATAATTCCACTCCAGCAAAGTGGCAACTAGTAGCAAAAGTAGCTGGATTTTAATGGGTACTAACAATGGCAAATAAAACTTGGAATGGAAGTACTGGTACTTGGGCTACTGCAGCTAGTTGGAGTCCTGCTGGTGTTCCAGCCACTACTGATGATGTATTTATTAATGGTGGAAGCGTTACTGTAGCTGCTCAAACTTGTAGAAATTTAACTATTGGCGGCACTTGTACTATAGCCGGTACTAGTTTAACTGTTACTGGTCCTCTTACTATTAATAGCGGAACTTTTAATCTTAATACTACTGCTGCATTTGTTGTTCAGGGTAATATTACTAACTCAGGCGGCAGTTTTATACAGAATGGTGCAGGACAGCTTACTTTAAGTGGTACAACTAGTGTAGATGCAAATTTTGGCGACAATAATTTAAGGCAGATGACAGTTGTTAAAACAGGTTCAGGTGGCGTTACTTTTACTGGTTCGCAAGTTAACATACAAGGTACCAATAGTAACAGCTCTATTTTTACTTATACCAGCGGCGCAATTATTCAAAACGTAGTTATTGTATGTGGCGGTATAGTTAATACTAGCGCAACAGCTAGAATTTGGGCAATGAACGCTGACCTTATTCTTAGTGCTGGTGGTAATGCAATTGGTTGCAGCATGAACAGTGCAGCTGCTTGCACTTTTAGTAGTAGATCCGGTACTGTACGAATCAGAAGTCTTACAAATGGCGGTAATAATACCATAATTTTTCCTGCTCCTACGGTATCAACAACTGCTGCATCATCATATACACCCAATGTTAGTTTAGAGAGTAACACAAACTGGAGTATTAGTGGATCTGTTAATAATATAGCTATTGATGGGCAACACACGGGCACAGCAGGAACTCTAACTGTTTACGGAACAATTACTAGTAATAGTGGTGACAGGACTTGGACAACTTGTACACTTCTTATTTATAATGCTACTAACGGCGGTACAAGTACTATAAGTGCTGGTTATACTACTTTTCTTGCTGCTACTATAGCTAATATAAGCGGCACCAATGCTACGTTTACAATAAATTCACTTAAAGCTGTAAATATAACCTGTAGCGGAACAACCTGTACTTATAATTTAGGTGTACAAAATGATGATAATCAAATTGTAACACTGTCTACTAATGCTACACTAACATTAAGTGGTAATACTAGCACGTTTAATTTATATAACGTACGAAGCTATAATACTACAATGAGTAGTAATGGTAGTTATAATGTATATAAATTAGAGCCCAACTATTATCTTGTTAATCCACCAACTGCAGGAACTACCACACATAGTGCTGGTACTTTAACTATTAAAAGTGGTTATACACTAACTACTTATGCATTTACTAGTAATAGTGGTACTCGTACTCTTAATTTTGAAGATAATAGTTATATTACTACACTAAATACTGGTCCACTGCTTATTGGATACACAAGTCTTACTAGTTATTGTCCATATGATAACGCCGGATTTTTGCATCAAAGTACTGGTCAATTTACATTTACAGGTACACCTAGTGGTTCCCAGACATATAATGTCTTTAACCTTTCACTTTATAAAGTAAATAATAGTACTGGTGCCACTACTGTTAGAAATCTTACCATTAATGACGGTGCTGGTATGACTACCGTAGCTGCTGTAACTTTTTGTTATAAGTTTACAGGTGCTACTAATACTACAATAACTGGTTTAAATTTAACTAGATCTACCACTATTGGTGCTGGTAGCTATGTTAACTATACTGGTGGTACTATAGGTACATTTACCAATAGTGAGACTTCAGGAGCTAATCAATACATATATAATTTAACTGCTCAAACTATAACATTAGGTTGTACTAATGGTGCTTGGGTTTATATAGGTGGGGATGGTACCAATACTAATGGTACTGTTAAAATAAATACTACCAATACTGTTACTTTAGGTGGCGCCTGTACTTATTACATATATAATCTTAGAGCATACAATTTAACACTAAGTAATTCTGGTAGGTATGATTGTTATTATTACGAGCATAATTATGCAACTAATCCGCCTACTGCCGGAACTGTTACACATACTGCTGGCACATTAGTTTTAAAAACTAGAACTGCTGGTTACACAATGACAACTTGGAGTTTTACTAGTACTACTGGTACTCGTGGTATTACTTTTGAAACAGATAGTTATATTAATACTGTTAATAACGGAACTTGCAGTTATCAATATGGTCCAGCACTTACTTGTAGCCGACCAGAAACAATGTGGTGTGGATTTATTCATGATGGTACCGGAGCATGGCAGGCTGACTTTGTTACCACAGCACCTACTGCTAGTCAATGTTTTAACTTTTACTGGTCGCAGATTATTGCCCTAGCTGGCACTGGCGTTTTTTACGCTAGAAATTTGGGAAATCAAGGTTCACGATTAACAAGTCATGTTAACTATACTTTTGATCCAGGTTGGGGGCAGGGAAGTGGTGCTTTTACTAATACTAGTGCTAGAACCATATTTATTGCTGGCGATGTAACTTTAACTGGCGGCGTATGGTACGATACTACTATTAGTGGTAGAACACAATGGTTACAGCTATATCTTACTTATTTTGCTACTGATAGTAGAACGCAAAAAATAAGTACACTTGCAAACTGGTATAATGGTAGTAATAGTCTTAAAATTGGTACAATTACCTTAAATTCCAGTTTTACAGGTACTCTGCAATTAGGTTACGATAATTACGATGCTAATAAAGTTTTTTCTGATAGTGGTGATGGTGCTGCTATATTTAGCAATTTTGTACACAATAACGGAACTCTAGATGTAAGAGGCCGTCAAATGTACTTAGAAACAAGCTATAGTCACACGGATACAGTAAATCTTAAGTATATTATTAATTCAGCCGCTACTTACTCAGATCCTAGTATTTACATTAATGCTACTACAGGTACTCCTTGGAGTATTGAATATACCAGTATACTTTATAGTAATTGGAAAATCTGGGTTAAAATTAGGGGTGGAACAGTAAGACACGGATCTAGTGGTCCTAGTGTTGATAGGCAACCTAGTTTTGATTTAAGTGAACGTGCAGCAGCATATACCATACCTAATCGTTTAGATTCTAGTCCTGCTGCGCCAGATTTTTGTGTGGGCAGTTTACGTATCAATAATTATACTGTACCTAATTACAGTAATTGGACTATTGGTGGCCCTGAGTTTAAGTTTTATACTGGTGGGCTTTCTGCTCCCGCCAATTTTACCGTAAACATTTATAATGCTGTGCAATATAGCAATACTGCTGCAAAGGGCAGTACTCAAATGTATGTGGATAACAATACCTTTGCTTGGCCACAAGTTAATATTGGCACAGATGCTACAATAACTTGTGCCAATTTCAAATTTAATAATATTAATATAGACGGTGGTACTACTACTTCTTCAGGTCAATTTGTTGAAGTTGTTGGAACTTTAGGTTCTAGTGGTTATGGTGGTGGTACCTTAAATATTAGCAATAGCGAGTGGGTATTTAGGGGGTCAGGAACTGTTATTAAGTATATTTTTCAGGCCTATGGATTTAATATGATTAGTGATTCCACAGGTACTGCAACATTTGAGGGACTTAATGGCACTAATCAAGGAGATCAGTTCGCGGGATTTCTTACTAATTTTGGCGGCAAAATAGTTAATAAAATTGGCTATAATACTGGTACTGGCATTGGTACTTTATACCTTACAGCTGGAGTAAACACTGATACCACTGTACCACTAGCTAGTCAAATTGATTTTAACTATAGTACATCTAGTATAACGTTTATTCTTGATAAACCTAGTCAAAGTGCGTATGGGTTCCCCATTAAAGGTTCTACTTTTAATATAGGCACAAGTAGTGCTGGCTATAGGTATCTTAGTTCACAAGGTGGCAACTGGGATAACTGGGGTATTTATAATACTGAAAGTACTACAGTAAGCGGAAATTATCTTAACCTAACCAATTGCCCGGCAAAAGGCGGTGGCGGTTGGTATGCTGGTGCAAACAGCGTTGATAATGGTGGTAATACTGGTTGGTATTTTTATGCCCCAGCAACTTTTAGTTTAAATCGTAGCGCTGCTACAGTAGACGAGGGCGGTAGTGTTACAATTACACTAACTACTAATGCGCCTAACGGTACTCTTGTACCATATACTATTACTGGTATAACAAGTGCTGATATTAGTGGTGCTAGTTTAACTGGTAATTTTACCGTTAGTGGTGGTACTGCTAATGTTGTGCTTAATATAGCCAATGACTATAACACTGAAGGCAGTGAAACACTTACGCTTGCATTAAATAATGGTGCAGCAAGTATTGCAGTTGCTGTTAATGATACTTCATTATTACCTACTTATAGTTTACAACGTAGTGCAGTTAGTGTAACAGAGGGTGGTAGTTTTACTATTACCTTAACAACAACTAACTTGCCAAATGGAACAACTGTACCCTACACAATAACTGGCGTAAGTAGTAGTGATATTAATAATGCTAGTTTAACTGGTAATTTTACAATTAGTAGTAATAGTGCTAGTTTAGTAGTTAATACTACTTGGGATTATGTAACTGAAGGACAGGAAACATTTACACTTACCCTGAACCCAACCTATGGTACAGGCAGTGCAATTAGTGTTGCGATTAATAACTTATTACACCCAACATATGCATTAGCAGCAAGTCCTACTACACTTAATGAAGGCGGTAACTTTACTATTACCTTAACTACTACAGACGTTCCAGATAATACTACAGTTCCTTATACTATTACTGGAACAGTTAATAGCGCTGATATTAATGGAGCTAGCTTAACGGGTAATTTTACAGTTGTTAGTAATACAGCTAATATAGTATTTACTGCTACAGGTGATTATGTTACTGAAGGCACAGAAGATTTTGTAATTACTTTAAATGGAATAGGTACAACTGTATCCGTAGCTATTTATGACTATTATAAAACTCGTACATATGCCTTGAGCACTAATGCAACCACCGTTACTGAAGGTGATGTATTTACTATTACCTTGACAACAACAAATGTGTTTGATAGTACCACAGTACCATATACAATAACTGGTGTAAGTAGTAGTGATATTAACAATGCTAGTTTAACTGGTAACTTTACTATTACTAGTAATAGCGGAACGCAAACTTTTACTACTACTGCAGATTTGGTTTCAGAGGGCACAGAAACATTCACCATAACTCTAGGTACTCCAGCAAGCGGATCTATTAATGTTAGTATAAAAGATCCTGTTTCCGCCAGTACTGGTAGTTTTTTAAGCTTTTTTGATTAGGACTAATAATGGTTAATGATGTAAAAGCAATTGTTGTAATTGCAATTATAGTTGTATTATCTATGTTAGGATATTATGGATATAATGTAGTGTATGAGCGAGGCAAACAACAAGCAAAACTTGAGTGTTTGGAAGAAAAACAAAAATATGAATTGGAAGTTAAACAAAAAATTCAAGACTTAGAAACAGCACTACAACAAACAGCGGCCGAAGGCGAACGTAAAAAACAGGAATTAGGTAAAACTATCAAAGATATTAAATCTAAACTTAAACAGCAGCCAATTACTATTATCGAAAATGGTAAGTGTATCCCAGCTGTAATTTTTTTAGATAGCATTAACGAAGCAATTTCTAAAGCGAATAATAAATGAAAAAACTAGTAATAAGCTTTGGTTTATTACTCTTATTGTTAAACGGATGTGGAATTTTTCAGAAAAAAATTCCGGAAGTTCCACCTCCGGCAACCACTGGCAATAGAGTAGTAATAGACCCTAAACTGTTGCAACCTTGCGAATTATTGCCAGCCTTAGTTGGCAACACATATGAACAAGTTGCAGATCATTATCTAACAGTCATTAGCCTATATGGTCAATGCGCTCTTAAACAAATGGATAGTATTGCTACTATACGCAAACTATCTAACCTGGATAAACCATGAAAGAACATTTACGTTTCCGCAATATTTTTATGATTGGCGGTACCATTATTGTGATGATTTACTTGTATTTAAGTGATCCCAATGGTGGCAATATGACCATTCCATTTTTAGCTAAATTAGCTACGCCCATTGTGGCAGTGTGGTTTTCGCACCTTGCACGTAGGGCACTGTTTGATTACGCAGACATGGAATCACTGATGAAAAAGGCACGCGAAACCGCCACTGGCGCAGGCTTGGCTTTTGTTGGACTTTGCATTATTATCTACGGCTTGTTATCCTTATTCGGCTCGCAGGTATATGCTCAGTCGCCGGAAACCTATATTCCCAAGCAAGCACATGAGCATCTGCCTACACTTCAGCAAGAAAAAGATAAGGTATGGTCAACACACCCAAAGCCGCATACCTTGCTAGTCTAATAGAGCATGAGTCCTGTATATCGCTTACACACAGTAAGTGTTGGAACTCCAAATCTAGGCTAAAAAGTGCTAGGGAAGAGGGTGCAGGACTTGGTCAGATTACCAGGGCTTTTAAACCAGATGGGTCAATTAGGTTTGATGCTCTATCAGACTTAAAACATAAGTACAACAAGGAGTTATCGGAGTTAAACTGGCAAGTAGTTTATGATAGACCAGATTTGCAAATTCGTGCACTAGCACTAATGATGCGTGATAATTATCAGTATTTTAGTAAATATGTTCAAGACAAACAGGAGGCTTATGCTTTTGCTGATGCTGCCTATAATGGTGGTGCGGGTGGTGTAGATCACGAACGTAGAGCTTGTAAATTAGCAAGCTGGTGTGATCCTAACAAATGGTTTGATAACGTGGAGAAACTTTGCTTAAAATCTAAAGTGGCACTATATGGTAATCGTAGTGCTTGTGATATTAACCGTCATCATGTTAGAGATGTACTCTTAAACCGCAGTGCAAAATATCTTGCATACGTTAAGTAGTCTTTTAAAAAAGGTCTTTATGGTTGCTCAATCAGGTAAGCGGGCTCGTAAAATAGCTTTATTGGAAAGTGAAAATCCCATTGAACATGGATTTAAAGAGGTAAAGCCACTAAATGAAATTCAAAGTGTGTACTTAGATGCTATTAGAAATAATGAAATTATATTTGGTATTGGCAGTGCTGGCACTGGCAAGACTTATGTAGCAGCTAGTTATGCAGCAGGCCAACTGTTTCACCGTAAGATTTCAAAAATTATCTTAACTAGACCCAATGTAGAAACTGGTCGTGGACTAGGATTCTTACCCGGTAAATTAGACGATAAATACGCGCCATATTTACAGCCATTTGACTCAGTGTTTACCCGTACACTGGGTGCTGGATTTTATCAATATGCCTTGAAAAACAAAGATATAGATCCTAAACCAATAGGATTTATGCGAGGTATGAGTTTTGACTATGCCGTTATCTTAGTTGATGAAGCGCAAAACCTAACCAAAACTGAACTAAAAATGTTACTTAGCCGTGTAGGTAAAAACTGTAAAGTTATACTTAGTGGCGATCCTAAACAAACCGATATTATAGACAGTGGTCTAGAAGATGCTGTTGGACGACTACAAGGTTTATCTGGAGTTCAAGTAGTTAGATTTGAGGATGATGATATTGTTCGCAGTAAAATGTGTAAACAGATTATCTTAGCCTACAACAACTAAACAAAAAGCCCCTAAGCAGCAATGCTTAGGGGCTTTTTTTATTATCCGCCGCTCATACGTTCGTCTACGGCAATATTTTCATCAATGCTGTGATGAATAATTTTACCTTCAATTTGTTGTAGTGCTTGTTTTCTTAGTTTTTCACTTAGAGGATTGCAGATTTTTCCTGGAAGTTCTTGTAGTGCTACTAAGATAACATTGGCTTCATCTTTGGTTATTGTAAAAATAAATTCTTGTGACATATTATTACCTAATTGGACAGGCTCCAGTTGCACAATCCTCACCAATAATTTCATCAAAACTATTAGCATCATCTAGGATAACTGGTCGTAATTGAGCTGCATAGTCTCGGTAAGTACGCTCGTCTACTACTTCTTGTGGTAGGTAAAGATAACCCAAGTCTTTAGCTGTTTTTGTAGGATCAGTTCTGTAAATAAAACTTACGCCAACATAACAATCCCAGTTGTCTAACAACCAATCAATAATGGCATTAATCTCACTAGGATCATAACTAATAGTTACACTAGTATTTTGCTGATTCCATGACGTTTGTAACAGTTTATAACGATCCAGTTGTGTAACTGCACTTTCCAAGTTAACTTCTTTGCCATCAACTTTATCAAACACTACGCCATCCCAGCATACTGGAAAGGTTACTAGTACACCACTGTCATCAACCGGATGATTAATAACCTGATAATTTGCTTCGCGCAGCTTTTCTACGACCGGATCATGTTTTGAAAACTGCACGTTGTTGAAAATGTACTTGCCGAGCGGTTTATGAACGCCTTCAGTGGTATCCATGATTTTGCTGACTGTACCACTAGGTTTAATACAAGTAATATTCTTAGGACTAGGCAATCCTAATTCTTGAGCCATTCCAACAGCAGCACTGGTTGCTGTACGCTTTAAGTATTCATAGTCATAGCTGCCCATATCTGGACGCATTGCAATACCAGTTAAGCCTACTCCACAAAGACGCATAAAGTAGTTGTTTAAATGCCAACTTTCTTGTAAAATACCATCTTGTAGATCAACACAAGTTTGGCGATAATTAGCGCGGGCGGCTAGGCGAATAGCAGCGTGTAAACCAGCACTGTCGCCCTTAAACTTAGCCAAATCAGTTTCTGTTAGGTTACAAAAACTCTTATTGCCCAGCAAAATTTCTACACAAGGATTAGCGCCCTTAAACCAAGGTGCTCGGCGTAGTGCCTCAACTTCATTAATAAAACCTGGCTCCGAACCACCTGCTTCCTGCATAAGATTAAAAATCTTTTCTAAGTCCTCACGCAGTGGCTTCTCTTTAAACACTAGTGAATTATTGCTTTGCGTACGATGCTCATTGTTATGCAGCCACCAGTCTTTTTTAGCTACCGCAAACTCTTCCCACTCGGGTTGACCATAGTCAAAAAGAGCAATTTCAGCACTTCTACGACTGCTAAGGATAGTCCCGAGATGATTAACAATGTCCAGAATATCCATCCTAGTAAGTAGACTATCAGCCCTACCATTAAGAATGTTGGCAATAGCAGTATATGCAACACTAATAGCAGTATCACCTGAAGAAATCCAACCATAACCTTTTAACCTTTCACCTGCGGGACGTAATTGGCTAAAATCCAGAACCAGAGTATCAGCGGGATATTTACCAGCCATAAGCTTGCCAATAGACTTAGCCCAAGCTTCTGCACTGTCACCGATTTGTAGTGTCCAAGTTTTAGTTTCTGCATCCCAAGTTTCCGTATTGTACTCTTTACCGCCTTTGGCTGTGCGTGTGCTACGAATTGTACGAATATTCTTAATAGGTTTTGAAAAACCATTAAGTGTGCCCACAATAGGCTTAAAGCCTACGCCACAACCCTGCAACAACAGCCACAACACATCAACTACATCATATACAGTTTCTACATGAGTAAAGCTGCAATTAAACTGACTAGCTTCACGAGTTTTAGCTACTTGAGTACCGCCCAACCAAAGTGTGCGTCCACTCATCAAAACTTTACGATCCAGCATAAGCTGTTCCAAATCATAAAGTTCTGCATATTCTTGATCATTAAGTTCGCGATTGAGGGCACGTTCCCATAACCAAGCTTGGTGATCGATTACTCTAGCAACTGTTTCTTGCCACGTTTCAAATTGTTTTCCGTCGTCTGAAGTTGGCCTGTTATAGGTTCGACGTGTAATTACCTGTGCTCTTGTTGAAACTGTCATAATATTCCTTATGTTCCGGTACTGCCAAATCCGCCAGTGCCTCGTTGTGTGTCATTCCAAATATCTGTAAATTCTGCCAGTACCACAGGCATAATTACTAATTGTGCAACTCGCGTTACACCTGCTTCAATTTCATAGGGATCGTCTCCCTGATTTTTTAAAATAACCTTAATATTTCCGCGATAATCGCTGTCAATCACACCAACACTGTGTGGAATGGTAATTCCCTGTTTACCCTGTGAACTACGATTAAAAACAAAGCCCGCATAACCTTCAGGAATTTTTACAGCTACGCCACAATCTATCATAGCTTGCTCACCGGGGTAAATATTAGTAGTTACACTACTAAACAAATCTGCTCCGGCATCTGTGCGATGTTGACGTTTTGGCAAAAATTTAGGATTGCTGACTAGGGTTGGGATTTTAACAGTAGCTGTAACAAAGCCATTTCCACTAGCTGTATGTGTATAAAATGTGCCGCCATTAATATTAGGTATCATGATTTTATGTATTGGTTTAAGATTTGGTCAATTTCTGTACAATTTTCACCTAAAGCATCTCTGCAAAAGGTGACTAGGTCCATAAGTTGATAGTTGAGTAAGATTCTATCGCCACTCTGATTTAGGGTCTTGATATATTTTAGTTTACTTTCAATAGGCAATTCAGCAACTATGTCTAGGGCAGTACCGTATTGTTCTACTAATTGTTGTGCACGTTTAGGACCAATACCTTCTACACCTAGCACATTATCTCCAGTATCGCCCATTAAACACTTTACACTAATATAGTGTTCGTGCGGAAAACTATAATGAGTATGCCAATTATTGGCAGTAATTTCCTTGCGTGTTACATAACTAAATCTACTTGTATGTTCATCAATAAGCAAATCCCAGTCTTTATCGCTGGAAATTAGCCAAATGTGATCAACAGCAGGTAAAAGGTTGTGAATACTAGTGATGTAAGCAGCAATGTCGTCAGCCTCGGTTTGTTTAAATTGAATTACAGGATAATCGGTAGTGTCTCTGATAAGATCTAGGCTTGCTTGATAATCTTCAAAGAACATTTCAAATGCTGCTTTTTCAGCATCGGTTTGTTCAGCAAATTTATCTTTGCGATTTTGTTTGTATTCAGGATAAATATTCTTGCGATAGCTGCTTGAGCCTTGATCTGCCGCAACAACAACCCACTTGGCTTTATAGCTTTTCTTTAGGCTTTCAATAGTACGTTTATAATCTTCTGCAAAATCTGTAGCGCCGCTGTGTTTCCAGCGAAAAGCTAAGTTAAGTGCATCTACAATTATTAAACAATTTTCATGTTCTGCAACTTGTTGAAATGATTTACTCATGTTATCCTGTAGTTAGTAATCTTATAAAGCCAAATGCGTCAATGGAGACAAGCAGGAGGTAGTTAGCCAGCATACCAAATGAACGGCGAGACCAAGCACACCAGGCATAAATAGTACAACCAGTAATCCAAGCGGGATAAAGAGCCATAAGTGGAGGGTTTGGTACTGTTCCAGCCATGACAATAGCACACCCAATACTAAGAGCCCAAGCAACCAGCTCCATAATAAACCGATAACGATTGGATTTGAAATCATGATATATCCAGTCTAAGGTTGGCTTTATTAAAATATTTTTCATTTAATATTATACTAAAATTCTAGGTTGCAGTCAAGACACAAATTCTGGTCGCTCATATGTTAACCAGTCCTCTAGCAGTGAGACATAAAAACTATAGGGTTCTCTAGATATGTAAAAGTGATTATAGCTTTCTGGTATGCAATAATCACTGCTAAACGCTACAAATATTTTACTACGATCGTGTTTAAAGATTAACAGGGGTAGTTTATTAACTTGTTTTGCTTGACGTAAAGTTTGTTGCCAAAATTCTAGTAATTGTGGTGATTTAGATGTTAATACAGCGCTAGTTAAATGATCATCTGCGTATCCTTTAGCTTCAACACAAAATATGTTGTTACAATTAGGGATATAAAGATCGCCTTTTAATCCATGTTTTTCATCTAATGCACCGGAACCAGGAACCCTCTCCCACCCTAATCGAGTATATTTACGGAGAAGATCCCTGATTACTAACTCAGTTCTAGCGCCTTTAGCCCTAGAGTCTACCATTACTCTGTAACTAGTTCGTCAGTAATAGTTGGTGGAATAGCCGGAGACTCTGGCTCATATGAATGAACTGTTGATGGATGTGATTGATATGCTTCAATATCAATTCCGCAAACTTCTCCAGTACAATTCTGGTCAATTCTATAGATTAACTTATCACCATAAACTTTTAGTGTAGCAAGTTCATCTGCAGTAAGTTCATCGCCTACAAAAAGCTCTGTTTCCCTGCCCATTTTAACAGCAGTAGCTTTAGCGTTGATTACGTGTTCAATTTTATACATACTATCCCTCGATTGTTGAAATGTTGTTGCGTTTAACAACGTGTACCTTTTCCAATAAAGGGTGGCTGAATCCGTGACTAACGAGGATAGTATTAAGGGATTCTTCTTTGAGTAAGACTTCAATTAGTTTCTCCTTACCATCTACATCTAGTGCTTCAATAGTTTCATCTAAGATTAATAGATTTATCCTACTTTGACTTAAGCTTTGCATTAGCTTACGAATTGCTAATAGTGTTGCCACATTAACACGTGCTCGTTCGCCTCCGCTAAGTGCTAAAATATCAATATCAGTTCCGTTATCAGTAATAACTACATTTAGTTTGTCACTACCACTAATTTGAAAACTAATTTGGAATCTACCACCACTAAGTTCGCCTAGATACTCATTACTGATGCCCTCTAGGTCTTTAACAAGATTTTCAATTTTATACGCCACCAATCCTGTTGTACTAAAAGTTTTCACTAAAGTATTAATAGTATTTAGTTTTGCAGTTAATTGCTTTGCCGTTGCGGTCCACTCACCAAGTTCTACTTGCATCTCAACTATTTGTGATTTTATCAACTCTAGTCGATTGTTGTGTGCAGTTACTTCTTGATTATGTTTTTCTGCATTAGCAATATCTTGTTTTGTTTTTGCTATTTGTTGTTGCAAACCTTTTAATTGTTCTTGTAATATTGCCTCATCCAATAGACTTTCGGGCAATTCCGTATCTATTAATTGATGGTACTTTTCCCACTGTTCTTGATTATGAATAGCAGTTTTCCAAGCATTAAGTTGATCATTGTATACTACAACTTTTGCTGATTCGTGCAACGCCTCAAATTTAGCGTGCGCTATTAGTGCGTCTTGTTCTGATATTAGGTTTTGTGTTTTATCCGTATCAATAGTCTGTAAACAGGTAGGACAATTTCCATGAAGTGCTTCCATTTTCTTTTTGAATTGAGTAGCATCTTGAATGGTTTTATCGTATTCAGCTTTTCTAGTAATACTGTCGTTTACATTGCCTTCTGGTTTATCAGGCATAGGTAACAGTGTAATTTCAGCTAATAATTGTTTGTATAGATTATTTTTTGTAATCTTTTTATTAGTTTTTTCAATGTCTTGAATTGTAGTTGATAATCTACTAGCCTCTGCAACTAGACTATCGTCTAAAACAGAAACCGGAGCATACCCTTTTGGTTCAAAACTTGTTTTACTATATTTGTTTATCCACTGCTGAATAGTATCTAACTTAGCTTGTGCTTGTGTAAGGTCTTTACCTACTTCCGCTGCTGCTTGTTTAAATACTTCTCCAGCTTGTGTATACTTGCCTAAGTTAAGTAATTCAATCAAAAACTTTTTTCTAGCCGTATCTGCACTAGTTAAAAACTCTAAACTACCAGCATGGGATTGATAAACAATTTGTGAAAATGTTTTATGATCAATACCAATTAATTGTTCTATTAGTTTATAAGTAGTAGTGGCCGTATGTCCACTAATATCCTCAGAACCCTTGTAAAGTTTTACTTGCTGTTGTGCGCCACGTTTTGTTTCAATTTTATATTCACAACCGTCTTTGTCAAACAACAGCTCTATTTGATAGTGTTTGTCTTTGATATAACGATTTAAAATATCGCCTTTTTTAATGCCTTTGCTATTTTTATTGAATAGGACTTCTTCTAAAATTAGCGCAACACTGCTTTTACCATGACCGTTTTTACCCACAAGCTGAGTAAGTGGACTTTGCGTAAAATCAATTTTGTTGCCATCGCCATAACTAAAAGCATTAGACCAGCGTAGTTCTTTTAGTATAATCATAGTTCTAGCTTGTCCGAATAATTGTAAAATTCTTTTAATGTTTCTGCAACTGCGTCTTCATTAAGTTGTAAGATATAGGTTAAGTATTCCTTGACCTCTTCACCTAATGAAAGTTCTGGATCTAAGATTAGTTGAGTTTCCTGTGCGCGTTTAACAACCTTTTTGTCAATAAGATCGCTGTCTTCTAATTGACCCAGTTCGTGCAAGTCACCCTCAATTTCATAGATTGTATGATGAAACGGTGTTTGCGGTTTAGGGTCATGCACACCTACAGTTTGCTTAATCAACTGTGGAAGTTGAAAAGGCATCCAGATGTGTGTTAAATCATCTCTATTTAATAGAACAGCTCCAGTATTGACCTCATTACGGTGAAAACTAGTAGTGTAAGGGCTGCCAGGATAAATAATGTTTCGCTGTGAATTTTCATAACTGTGCAAGTCACCTGCTAATACCTTTTGCCAACGATCTAGTAGTGCTAAGTCTATTTCCGGTTTAACGTGTGGTGGAATTTCGCCACGAACATGAGTACATAAGATTCTTCCATCAAAAGCGTACTTTGTTGTTTCTAGCTCTTTTAGTTTATTGTAGGGTATAAAATCAATACGATGACGAGTATAAAAATCATCAATGATTGATACTAGTGGATTAATACGTGTAGTTGCACGCTTTAAATAACTTAGGAAAGTACTATCTTTTTTAAGCATTTCGTGATTGCCTGGGTAGACAATGCACTCTACATCAATACTAGCCATTAAGTCAAAATATAATTCAACTTCATCCATAGTTGGAAGTCTGTCAAATATATCACCGCCTAAGACTACTAGGTCAGCATGCCGCTGCATTTTTCTAAATTGCTCAATAAATAATTGAAATCTGTTTTTAGCCCATTCAACTGGGACGTTTTTCTGACCCAATTTTATGTGTATATCTGCTGTGAATAATATGTTCATTTTCTACCAGACAAAATAGCCCGCTAAAGCAAAGTACTCTAGCGGGCTTGTTGTTTAACCTAGCTCTTTTACAGCTTCTTGATCGCTTTGAGAATTCTCTTCTTCTACACCAGCTTGAAGTTTTTCCAGCAGTGCTTTAATTTCATCAGGAGTTGCACGAGGATACTTTTCGTCAATAGGCAGTGCTTTTGCGGCCAGTTCATTTTCTTGAGCACTAAGAGCACGTGGCTTGCAACGCAAAACTTGCAAGGTATATTCCACGTTATAAGTCAGTGGCCCAGTTTTTACTCGTTTAAATACCACATCCCAACCAGTTTCTGGATCGGTAGGATCGCCCAGATCTTCTGCTGCTGTGATAATTTGTTCAAACAGTTTCTTTTTCAGATTAAGAACTTTGACTTTTCCGTCCTTAGGGTCAATGCAGTTAACTGCATAACTCCACGAACATTTAAGATCGCCGTGGAATTCAGGAACCCAATCTTTTTCCAGATTGTCAAACTTCTCTTTGTCACGGCTAAACGCAAGACACTCCACTGGAATATCTTTGTTGTTAGTACCACGAACCCAATAAACGTATCGGGGCAGTACACCACCAATCAATCGAACGACGTTTTCGCCGTCTTTGTATTCGTAGCTTTCAACGGAAGATTTCTGTGCGCGACCTTTTGTTTGCTTAAAGCTAAGTGCCATTTTTAAGTTTCCTCGTGTATAAATTTAATTTGTTTGTTTGCAATTATTAAAAGCGGGTTTGACTTAATTTTTGCTAAGTCAATATCAGGATATAGTGTTAAATCTAGTGATTTAATGTCGTGAGTTTTGTATAAACCGTAATTGCGTAATCCGGCTAATCTAATATATTGTGCTCTATATGCTGAATCTATGCCCGTGTGTTTAAAAAACAGTTCAGGTTTAAGTAAGAAACTACTTCCTGCTTTTAGTCTAGATAATGGCTTGTATTTTTCGTGAACATTTTTTGGTATAGTCACACCCAGATAAAACTTACGCAATGCTTCTACCATATATTCGGCATCACATTGTGTGTCTTGTTCTAGGATTTTAAGGTTAAAAAATAAAGTCATTTCTCTGATCTAAGAATATATTATATCACAGTAAATAAAGATTTACAAGTGTAAATTTTTATACCAGTTCAATGTCCCAGCCTTTACGCATATAGAATCCTAATCTATCCCTATTTTGTTTTTTATCTTGATAACCTGCAAATTGCATATCTAGTACTACTGGAGTTTGTTTACCTTCATGTTGACGTTGAATCCTGCCAACAATTTGCTCTAGTAAACTATCATTTGCAATTGGCACTGCTAGGATAACACAACTAAGTGAATTTATGGAGATGCCTTCGCTAAAGATTTGGCGGCTACCAGCAATGCACATTTTTTCTTTTGTGAGTAATTGTTGTTTAATCTGTTGACGTTGTTCAAAGTTGGTTTCGCCAGTAACCAACACACACGTTTCTCCGACATATTCCTTTACCTTTTGTAAAAATCCAATTCTGTCTGCAATAACTAAAACTTGATGCCCAAGTGCAACTTGAATTTTTGCTAAACCTGATATAAATGCCTGATAATCTTCATCCTCTGTAAGTGCATTAATTTTTTCTACCCAAGTAGCACCCGGTTTAAGTATAATACCTGTTTGTATTAGTTTAACTTCTGGGTTTAGGGTATGTGACTGCGGCGGTTTGTATACTTTGTGACCAAAAAAATCTGAAAACATTATGTGTTTTCCGTCTTTTCTGTTCATAGTACCACTAAGTGCTATTCTATAACGAGCATGAAAATCGTCTATTAGCTGTGAAAATGTATTAGCAGGACAATGATGTGCTTCATCCAAGATCACAGTACCAAACTCTTTTGCTAAACGTGCACTGTGCTTTACTAGTGTTTGAACATTAGCCACTGTAATTGCATGATCTTCCCAGTCTAGTTTGCCACCACCAATAACACCGACCGGCATACCAAATAGTACTTCTACTTCTTCAATCCACTGATCTCGTAGTGCTGTGGTGTGCGTAACCACCAACGTCTTTTGTCCAAACTTTCTAGCCAAGTGTAGGGCTGTAAAAGTTTTGCCCCAGCCCACAAGAGCATTGATAAAACAAGTGTCTGTAACTTCTTCATAAACTGCTAGTTGTGTATCACGAAGTGGAAATTTTGGTGTTGGAAATGGTACTGGTACTAGTACCCGCTTGTCTACTATTTCATAGTGTTTGGGCACTAAGTCTAGTCTGCCTTGTGGTATGCTTAGGATACCTTTAGGCAATAATTTATAGTTACGAATAGTTTCTACAGTGCTAAATTGTTTGCTGCCAGTATCCTTATTGATTTTATAGGTAAGTGTTTTTATTATACGCTTAGATTCTTCTACACCTGGATTGTCCAAGTAAATTCTGTTACTTATAATTGCTTTTGGCATTATACTAACCTATGCGTTGTTTTAAATGGTTCATTGTAAAATCCGTATAATATATAGCCTAAGCCCCAGCGAAGTATGCCTGCATAGTATTGCTCTGGTTTAGGAGCATACATACACTTAAATCGCTGAGGTAGACCTTCCACTTCTATAATAGCACCCATGCCGTCTAGCGGCAAAACTTTTTTGATCTTGTGCGCAGCCAGTTTGGCGCGGCTGGTTTTTCTGTACTGAAATACTTTTCCGGTATTATCAATAAACCAAGTGGTTTGTTTGGCTATTTTGATCAAATCACCTAAAAAGTATATGGCTTGGCGAATAGGAAACAATTTTGCGTCTACTATAACTAGTCTACGTAGTCCTAGATTTTTGCCGGGCATAGATTTATCATCTACAATACGTAAACCTACTTTAGTCTCTAGTGACTCCTTATCTACATACTCCTTAGAGTAGTAGATAAGGTCATCTTCTTGTGTAGGCTTGTGTTCACCCAGTCTAAACACGGGCCAGCTTATCTCCAGTAAATTCATAAACTGCCTCAAAATCTCCAAAGCTGTAATCTTCGCCAATGTCCTGATCAACACCAATGGGCGTACCAGGAATACTACAGCCATGATCGTGCTGAGTATTTAGTTTGAGTATTTTGCAATAATCATCTACGTGTTCGTCTTTTACAATTGCTACAATAGAGTCATGTACAAGCATAAAGATTTTTGCATCCAAACCTTCCTGTACAATATGCCTAGCAGTACGCATAGCACCTAGCAAATTAACATCACTGGCCAGTGACTGAACTTCGGCATTAATACCGCTGCGTACTTCATGTGCGGCAATACCTTTATCACTACTAAATACATTAGGCAATCTACGTTTACGGCCAAAAAAGCTGTAAGTAAACCCATTTTGTTCAATAAACGATTTGCGCTCGTCTAACCAACGCTTTAGTTTGCTGAATTTTGTAAAGTAGGCCTTAATATCTTCTTTAGCTTGCTCTACTGGATATACTTCACCAGTTGCTTTACTCACAGTTTGCGAAACTTTGTTTGGGCCCGAACCATAAAGAATACCAAAACTAATTGCCTTTGCACTTTGTCGCATACTAGCATAGCGCTTTTTGACTTCTTCCACAGGACAGGGTAGGCTAAAAACCATTTTAGCAATTGTCGAATGAAAGTCGCCACCACTTGAAAAAACTTGTTGCAAGTTTTTATCGCCGCTGAGTACAGCGGCGTAATACATCTCAGCTGTGGCTAAGTCTTGTGAGACTATTTTATACCCAGCTGGGGCACGGATACATCCTTTGATGATTGGATTGTCTCGTGGAATTTGCTGAGCATTGAATTTACCACTACTAGACAGGCGGCCGCTAGTGGTAAAAATAAGATTAAAATTTGTACGAATTCGCCCATCTTTGTTTAACTCCGGTAAAATCTTTTGAATATAGGTATTCTGAATTTTACTCAACTGCCGAACCTTGAGAATAGCACCCGGCAATTCGTGCTCTTCGGCAAGTTGTGCCAAAACCTCTGCATCAGTTGAAATAGCACCAGTACCAGTTTTCTTGCCAGTCGGTTCTAGGCCCAAGTAATCAAACAGCACTTCACGCAACTGCATTACACTATTAGGATTAAAGATTTTACCACTAGCTTGCTCAAACTGTTTAACTGCATCAAAACTAAATACTACTTCCTTAGCACGTTGAATCTCGTCCTCCAGATACAGGTTAGCTCTAGCCATACGATCTCGGCAGATTGGAATGCCTACCTCTTCCATATCCATAAGGAATAAGGTGCCGTCTACTAGCAAGTTTTTATAAACCCACCACAGTTTTTGATTAGCCTGTAGGATTGGCCAGAACTTGTTGAACAACTCATAAGTTACTGCTGTGTCAATTGAGGCATATTCGCTAATAATATCAAACGGAATCAGGTCATAGCTAAAGTTTTCTTGAAGAATTCCATGTTGACTACAATAGTCCCGTTTAAACTCATCTAGCGCACTATCATAATCACCGTAGTCTGTGTATTTTAGCGCTAGTTGCTTTAGTCCATGACTATCAGTTTCGTCTAGTGCATAGTGCATAACCATAGTGTCATGTACTCGCTGACGATTAAAGTCAATGCCAAGGTGATACTTGATCATTTTGTAGTCAAACTTCATGTTATGAAAGATAGTTTCAAACTCATTGGCAATCTTTTGCAACAACTCAATACAATCTTCATCCATGCAGTCTGTGGTAATATACCTACCCTGCTTAGCCTTATAGGTTAGTGAAACTCCAAGCACGTATCCATCTCTGGGATACAATGCAGTTGTTTCCGTATCCCAAGCCACGTAACCTTGAGCATTTGCTAAGATTTCTTGCAAGTAGGCTTTGGCTTGGTTTGTGTCATCAATACCAGCAAAATCACCAGTAGTAGGTGCAGCAACACTATCATTGTAATACTTAAGTATCTTGTCTACAGCTCGTTGAAAGTCCGGCTTGCCTTCTGGTTTAAATGCTAGCATAGCCGGATTTGTAATACACACAAACTTTTCATTTACCAGCTGACCTGCGTAATTAGTTACACTAGTAACTTTAGCATACTCTTTAGCGGCTTCTGCACCTACCAAGATGATCAAATCATACGGTTTAGGGTCGAACTCAAGTGTAACGTCTTTTTTCAGTAATTTTGTGATAGGAACCTGACTCATATGAAAGTGATCAAATTCAAAAGGAAAATGATCCTGATATCTGGTTCGGTTAGGTGCTTTGTCAATAAGTGCAACTTTTTTCATAAATTCTCCAATACTTTATTATAGCGTATCTGGCTAGTAAAGTCAAGCTATTTTTTAATATATTCACTAATGCTTTGTACATCAAGCAGATCTAGTTCGCCAGGATCTGTATCGTCTGGTAGTTTAATTATTTCTACAATAAATTCCGATTCTTCAATAATTGGCTTTAGGATTTGTGCTGCTTTTCTGCCAGCGTCGTCACCGTCCATTAATAAATAGATGTGGCTAACGCCTTGTGCTTTAAAAGGCAATAATTTTAGCTTTGTATCTGCTTGCAGTGTGTTTGTGCCAAATGTACAGGTAACATTTTTCAATCCCTTGTCATAAAGATTAAGCATATCAAATATTCCCTCTACTAATACCAAGCTTTTATGTCCGGGGGGTACTTGTGGCGGAAATAGCGGAAGTTGCACTTTACTAGGATAGTTTAGGTATCTAGGATTGCCATTTGATAGTGTATGTCTACCTACATAAGCAACTGTTTTTCCAGTTATATCTTTAATAGGAAATATAATTCTATCTGCAAGTTTTTCTACTTGATGAGTATAAAAAGCCTCAAAGTGTTTTAGTGTTTGCTGACTAATTCCACGAAAAGTTTTAGTATAGGGTGTAGCACCTGCTGGAAGTTCTAAACCTGCTGCCCATGTTTTTAAATCTTGCAGCTTTTCTTTTAGCCTGGCAATTTTTATGGGAATGGGATTGGTAAAAACCCCATAATATTTAAATATATTGGTTTTAAACCCACAGCTAAAGCAGTGTGCTATTCCACTAATTCTGTCTACGCGAAAACTAGGATTTGTGTCTGGATGCTCTGGATTTAAACATTTGATCAAGTAATCGCGACCTGATACCTGATACTGCAATCCGTTTTTTTGAATCAAGTCTAAAACAGGATCCATCTCTATGCGTCCCAAGGTAAATCAGTTGCGAGTTCTTGTGTTTGATTATCCGTTTTTTTACCTGCCTTTTTGACAGGTTCTTTTTTAGATGGGCGATCAATACTTTGGGGGGAGATTCTGAGTGTGTCCCAATCAATAGGGCATGTAAAAGCCATCTCTTTTCCTCCCCGAATCTTTGTTGTTTCAAAACTAATTGCTTGTGCGTCTTTTTCATGTGCCTCCATTACTAATGCTATATCTGCTGCATCTAGGATGCCTTTAGAGTATCTTGCTTCACCATCTTTGTCAATTTGATAAGGACTTACTATTACTACTTCGTACTTTCTAGCTAAATTCTTTAGTTTCTTTGATACTTCAATTTGTGGTTGCCAATCATACTGATTGTTGCCCTCTATCACGATTTGATTTACATAGTCCACAACTACAACGCCTAGCTTATCTCCAAACTTAGCCTTAGTTTTACCAATATGCAAATCAATAGCCCCTAGGGTCAAATCTCTGTCATCAACAATAATCATCTGATTATCAGGCTTTAGCTTAAAATTTCTAATTAGTGTTTCTTCAAATTTAAATCTATCTCTATGCCGTAAAAAATCATCTACTAAAGATTCTGCACCCTCAAACATGCCAGATCGGGCTTGAACTATTCTTAGTAATTCTGAATCAGTTAGTTTATTTTGCTTGAGATTTTGCAAGTTTACATTAGCTAAGATTGCCAAGTTTCGTTGCATAGTTTCATATGCAGTCATTTCAATACTAAAGTATAAACTGCTATTGCCAGCCTCATACTGATTAACAAAAATATTGCTGCTGGTAATACTTTTTCCAGAACCTCGCTTACCGCCAATGAGAATGAGTTCTTGTCTAGCAACACCACCCAACACACTATCAAATGTATTATTAAGACCCAAATAAACACGTTCTTTCTCCAGTTCTTCGGGATGTTGAAACATCATAATGTCAGCCATTGTAAAGACTTTTTCACTGGTGTGTGTCTTTTCCTCAATAGTAAGCGCAATTGAGGCTAAATTTTCTTTGATTTCGTTTGAGTCGTAAAGCGGCAGTTTGTCTATAAACTTGTCTATTAATTTTACAGTTTCATTTTGTGTGTACTGATCAATAAGTGCGTCTAAGGCTATTTCAGCACTTACATCTGGAACGTCGGTTAGCTTTAGTGTTGCTAGAGTTTTTGCTGCCGGGCCTTCTCGCAGTGTAAGTTCTAGGTCATCAAAATTAGGGATTGCATTATATTTTTCATAATGCTTATTGATAACACTGTACAAGGACGAGTAAGCCGGATCTAAAAACACTAGCTTCAATTTAGCCCAGATATCCAGGCTCTGCTCTTGAAGCAGTTTATTTAAGACTACGGCTGAAACATCCATATTAACCTACCTTAGATTCATTATCTATGATTACTTGGTCTACGATTTCCGTTACCTTATAAATAATTTGATCGCGCAATCGTCTAATATCTTGCTGATAACTAGTACCTTTGTCAAACAATAAACTTAATTGTTCATGTGTAACAAGCTGTTGTAGCCCAAAATAGATATGATCATAGGCCATTGTAGACTCAGGCATTACTTCAACCTGAGCTAAACGTCCATAGTTATGTACTGCTTGCTTTACTACTTCTTCGACAGTAAACGACTCAGAGTCGTGATATGTAATTGTAACTTTCATTTACTGGTTTCCAAAGTAAAAAAGGCCGGGAGCCTATAAAAAACTCCCGGCCTTGCTGCTTGTGGACTATTAAGCAGCAGCTTTAGCTTCTGCTTTGGCTTTTTTATCAGCGCCTTTATAGTCAGCAACATTAATGCCACGACGGGTAAGCAGAGTGCGCAGACCGCGCTCAGTTTTATCAACCGCAGCTGCAATTTCTGCAACAGTCATACTGGCGATACGCTCACCAAGTGCCACGATAGGATCAACCTGATCTTTTGCGTGTGATTCACGCTGAGCAGGAATTTTTGCAATTTGGCCTTTACGGGTCAGACTAAGCGCCTTACCACGAACCGAGGCAACCGTCTTGCCAAGTGCTTTAGCAATATCCTCGATATAGTTACCACGCTCAGCCATGGAAATGAATTTTGCCTCTTCAGCATCAGTGTAGCTGCGAGCAACTTCCACTTTTTCAGCGGGCTTAACACTACCAGTCAACTCAAGTGCAAGCAGCTTGCCTTGGATTTGCTTAGCAGTGAATTTTCCATCGGCAAATGCCTCGGAAATTTGTTTATAAGTAAATACACCAGAATTGTTGGTAACGAAATGAAAGAGTGCGCGGCTTTCTTCGTCAGTAAAAGCACTGACTTTTTCTTTAGCCATACTAGCAACTTCACGGTCAAGCTGACGCAGTTTGGCAGCTACGCTACGGGTAGACACTTCCAAGGTTTCAGCGGCCTCCTCAACTTTAGCAACCGATACAGGGGACTCACGTCCTACGATTCCAAGAAGATGAGCAACGGCTTCTTCAGACCACTTTTTAGTTTTTTCAGTCATATGTTTTCTCGTTTAAAAATTGTGATAAGTTTTCGATAATTGTAATGCCGAGTTGATCGGCTTTGGTACGTTTTGAGCTGCCTTTATTATCTTCATCAACTAGATAATTGGTTTGTTTAGTTACGGTTTCGGTAACTTTAAATCCCATATCTTCTAGTGCTTTAGTGGCTTCCGCCTTGTTTTTAAATGAAGTTAATTTACCAGTTATGCAGACGCTTTCGGCACTTACATTGGCTACTGGCTTATTGCTTGTTTTGAAAGAGAATGGCAAAAACTCCTTCATTTCTACGAAATCTGTCTCTAGCCAAGAGATTAGATTATTAGTAACTTTTTCTCCTAAACCTGCTTGCTTGCACTGTTCCGGGGTAATATCATCAATGGACTCTACTACTTTAGTAATTTTTTGTGCAGCAGTGTTTCCTACTAGTGGAATACTAAAAGCAGGTAGGATGGTTGCTAAATCACTGTGTCGAGACCTGTCGATTTCATCTAACAATTTTACTGCAATTTTTTCACTACCTAATGCCGTAATAATTTCGTCAAGTTCGAGATAGTAAATCTCAGTAATATCAGTTAGCTGAAGTTTCTCTAGTGTTTTAGCACCCATGCCTTTGATGCCTAATGTCTTGCAAAAATGCTCCAACTTTTTGCCCAGCTGTGCGCTACAGGCTTGATTACGACAAAAAAGTTGGTCATTGACAAGCTCTAGTGTATAGTCGCAACACGGACAAGTAGTTGGAATTTTGATTTTCATTGGGCTTTTTTCAAATTCAATAATGTATTATACAGTATAAAGCATTGCGTTTCAAGTCTAAATTTTCTATGCCTCTACCTTGTGCAAGACGCAGGGAATAATTTCTCCAGCCCTAATAATGGCTACGGTATCTCCGATTTCCAGGCCCAGGGCTTCAATGAATCCTGGGTTATTAAGGGTAGCTCGGCTTACCATAGCATCACCTACTAGCACAGGCTCAAGGATTGCCACTGGTGTTACTTTACCGGATTTGCCAACTTGCCACTCAACATCTAGCAATTTAGTCTCCACGTGTTCAGCACGCTCCTTGCGAGCATAAGCACCGCGAGGATGTTTGCTGGTATAGCCCAGCTCTTCAAACTGATGATTGTTATTAAGCCTAAAGACTACACCGTCTGTGGGATAGATTTTTTCTAAGTCAGTTTCTTGTACAGTGTTAAAACCAAACCGTTTAAGCATTAGCATATCTGCATCATAAGTTTGACCTACAAATGGCTGAACACCATATGCAAAGAAACTGATTGCACGAGTAGCAAACTCACTTGTATCCTTAAGATTAAGTGCGCCTGCAGCATAGTTACGGGCATTTGGAATGTGACTTGGAGCCACAATCTCACCAGTAACTTGTAGCACGCCGGTATACCTAATAAAGTGTGGAACTAGACTAGTACTGCTAAGCAACTTGTCAGTAATTACTTGACCCTCGACTCCATCCCCACGAGTCAGTGCCTGTACTAGTTGGCCGTCAACATACAGCAGGCTAATAGCTGCACCATCAAGCTTAACGCTCATACTAACGTCACCCATGCCTAGCAGTGGATTGGGCTTGCCCTCGTCCTCGTAGTGCTTTTGCAGGCTATACATAGGATAATAGTGTCTGGCCTTAGTACCTTGAACCTGTGCGCCTACAGCTGAATACTTTGCAGCTTCAGCTAGGCGATCAAACTGCTCGTCACTAATAATAGGAAAGCCAGCGTAATAGGCTTGGCTTGCTGCGTCTAAGTATTGTTTAATAGTCATAGGTTAATTGCAAAATTACAAAGAAGATCATTATGCCAACCACCATGCCAGTGATTAAGTTCGTCTAGGTCATACCACCACTGCTCACTTTCTGGATGACAACCAATCAAACCCAAATTACCCTGATAGATAGCCATTGCGTCGCCATTTTGATAGGTGGCAACTACATCACAATCTTGAGTCCAGCCAATAAAAGCACACCCGTCATAAAAATACATATCTTCATATTCATCGCCCCACAGTACTTCTACCGTGGTAGGACCTTCGCTGCTAGTTTCAGCACCGGGACGAGTAATATACTGTACTGGTTCTACTTCCCACAACAAGTCAAAGTAGTTTGCACCGGCCCAATAAGCGCCCATGCAAACGCCCAAATACTTGCCGCCAGCATAAACAAAATCACGAACAGTTTTAACATGAGCATCATTAAAGATTACATCATATTCATCAGCATCGCCAATGCCGCCAGGAATAGCAAGAATGTCTACTGTATGCAAAAAGTCCCTAGTGAGGTCTTCGATACTAAATAGCTTAACTATAAAATGCTGCTCAAGTGCGGCCTCCATAGCCAGTGCACATTCAACTTCACATACTGGATCGTGGACAAAAATAGCAACGGTTCGGTTCATAGCCTTTCCTCATCAAATATACAATATTATACCATTTTAACGACTTAGGGTCAAGTGTCTTTTTCTAGTATCTGCTTAGCATAGGTTTCTATAATCTCATGACCTTCAGCCTCGCTACAAATATCTAGCAAACCGTCTAAGAGTGCATAAATATTTTGTAGCGAGGCAGGAATACTTACACCTTCACGACTAGGAACCCAATCGCCCTCATAGCTTAAAAAGTATTTTCTAAGCTGTAGGTAGGTAACGTCCTTGAAATCATTTACCACTAGTCTAACCTGAAAACCTTTATCCATGTTTTCTTCGATTAGACGTTCATAAAGTATATTTGAATCCATTATACTCTAACTCCCAATTCACGAATATGTGCTAGGCTGGCTAATTCACTAGCAGGTTGATATGCATTTTGTAGCCAGCGCTCACTAAGTAGCCATACTCGATAAATCCAACCATAGTCTTGGTGAGTTTGTTCTGCTAGAATCTTAGCCATGGAATCATAGCGTGCACTGTAGACTACTTCGCCAACTTCAAACCTGTCACGCATTGCAGCTTCAGGAATCAATTCTGGTTTAAAGTAGTCTGGAGAACTTTTACGAATAGGCACACTATAGCGGTCTAGGACTTGTTTAATAAGTTGTGCGCCGCGATAGGTGTTTTCGCCAATAGTGCTAATAGGATCACCAGCAAGATAGCTTTGAATTATAAACTGCACTTCGTCTTCAGTTATTGGCTTGCCGCGTTTTTCAGCCCTGCGTTTAGCAGTTTTTTCTTTGCGATCCTTGTGGGTCTGAATAATCTGATCAAGCCTGGTAGTATTATAACTCATACCCAAGGCTTGGCAAGCATCTTTTTTAGTAATAGGCTTAACGCCCTGCTCTTTTGGTTCAAGCAGTTCAATGACTCGCTCAATATTAGCGTCAGTCATACGTTCTTGTTCAAGCTCAGAGCGTTTTCTAGCCATGATTACTCCAGTTCAATATAACTAATCGTTACTTCTTGCGTATCATAAACTTCGTCTAGAATTTGATCAGCATAATCATATCCTTCAGTATCACGCCAGCTCATATAGCCCTGATCGCTAACAAAGATTTGAGTTGCTCGCAACTCGTCTGTTGCCTCCACAACTTCTTGAAAAAGATCGTCGCCGGGATGATAAGCAGCAAAAACAAAAATAGCCATAATAACTCCTTAATAAGAAAAGGCAGCACTAGGCTGCCAATTGTTATGCTTTAAGCACACTCAAAAAGTAAACTGCTGCTTTACCAGTCAGTTTGCTCAAAATGTCGTCATCAACGGGGCCGCCTTTGGCTTCAATTGCTGCTTTGAGATCAGCAATACTAGACTCTTTAGACACACGCTTAGGTGCATCGCCACCAGCCTTCTTTTCACCACTGGGCTTAGCAGCGGTATCTTTTTTAACATAGACACCAGCCTGAACCAAAACCATACGAACACCATTAGGTGAGGCTTCGATTTCTTCGGCAATATCCTTAATGATTTCAGTACTAGACTCAGGCGTTGGCTCTGCGTCCTGATACATCTTGATTACTTGCGATTTGAGTTCGTCATTCCATTGCGTCATTGCAGTTCCTTAAATAAGTTCGGTAATTACATTAGTCATTTTACTAGGGGTAAACTGACGATAGTTGTGCTTTAGATCATGCTTGGATACAAGCAACATTAGTTCCTCGTGTTGACGATTTTTCAATTCGCGCATTTCACGAGTAAATGCTTCAAATTCTGTTTCAGGCAATTCACTAACATCAATACCGGCTACAAGCTGTGTGGGTTCTTGCGTAACAAGCACAGCACGCTCACTTTGATCACCATTAGACTTTGTGTACATAAATTGCATAAACTTCATTTGTGTTCCTTTATTGCGACAGAAATAATATTATATCAACGATTGGCTAAAGATTCAAGTTTATTTTTCTCTGACTGCTTTTGAGATACCTAAAAATGCAGCACTATAAAGAGGGGGAAATATTAGCAACCAAATTACTAATGGGGCCAATATAGTGTTTATAACAAAGAAAACAAATAAACTTAATAATGGTGCCTGAGTAAAAGTATTATCTACACCATCTTGTTTGGCAAGTGCAATAACAGGCCAGAATAGTTCGTAGATAAGTGTTAGTGAAGTTGCTAAGCAAAATATTGCATAATATTCAAATACCCCCATGCAATCTGTCTCCCAACTTAAAGCTAACTTTGAGATCGCCTAAAGTTTTGGGATCAAATTGTGTGCGTAAACCAGCCAGTGTTTGATCAGCAATTTTTTGATTTGAATTAAAAATTCCAGGAGGACAACTGCCACAAACTCGTTTTAGCAATTGTGCTGTACGAATCTTGGTTTTAGTCCACACCCTAGTTTTTGGAGTTTTACGACGATATTTAATATTTTTAAGAGCTGCCTCAATTTGTTTATTATTGGGATGCTTTTCCAATGCGCGCAGCAACTTACGCTCACGATTAGTTTTCCATCGTGATTGTGTTTGATAAAGTTGATATTGTGCTTGTTGCGATTTACTGGAAGTTTTACCTGCCATATTTATATAATCCAGTTATAGTATAGCTACCATCGCCTTGTGGGCTAATAGTAACGCAACCATTTTGTTCTAAAAATTCTAACATTTCAAATACAGCGCCATAGTCATTAAACTCAACCCCATATTTTTTAAACAATACACCTAAACTGTGTAAGTATTCTAGTGTAATTGCAATAGTGTCAGTTTGTAGTTCGTGTAGCAGTTCCTTAATAGGATTACCAGTCGTGGTCTTCTTCGTGGTCATGAATTGTTACTCGCTCAGCAGTGCAATCTTCCAGCTTTTCCCTGATTTTATCAGCTTCACGCATAGTATCACACTGATCTTGAATCAAGGTTAGTGTGTAAATAAGTTCTCCAATAGAGCCAATGTCAATTGGAATCTTGCGATCACAACCGTCAAAGATTACGAACTCGTCTGTACCACCATTATTACTGCCAAACTCAATGCCGTAGTAAAACAGATGATCGTCAACCCCCTTAGCAGTAAACATACCACTGGTGTCAAGTACCTTTGTGCGCTCTTGTGAGCCGAAATAGTATTTCATTTTATCCTTTTTTGTTAAAATACTCTGTGAGAAATAATATTATAGCAAGTTTATGCAGATAATTCAAGTAAAAAAATTTACTAGTGGCAGGGATACTAGGACTCGAACCTAGAATAACGGAATCAAAATCCGTGGTGTTACCATTACACTATATCCCAACATTTGGCTCCCCAGCGTGGGATCGAACCACGGACCAACAGATTAACAGTCTGCTGCTCTACCGCTGAGCTACTAGGGAATTACTGGCGGAAAGTATAGGATTCGAACCTATGCATCGATTTCTCAACGACGGTTTAGCAAACCGTTGCCTTAACCACTCGGCCAACTTTCCAGATCTGGTGGGCCCAATAGGACTTGAACCTATGACCAACGGATTATGAGTCCGCTGCTCTAACCAACTGAGCTATAGGCCCAGAATAAAAAGTCCCCAGCAGTGCTATACAGCACACATCCGGGGACACAAACTTAATCGTCGTAGTCGCTGTCTAGTTCCATAAATACATTTACTAAGATATCACGATATGGTTGGTCAACCATGTGCAAGTCTAGTAGGTAAATATCTAGATGACAATTTCTTAGTAGTTCAGCGTGGTACATAAATTGACCAAATGCTTCTAAGCTTTCGCTAATATTTTGGTTTGCATAGTCTTCTAAATACTGCGCTACTACATCTAGCATATACTGTGGCATATTAGATTTTGTGCTAATGTTGACTAGCCTTAGGGCTTTGCCTTCACGATCGCGCATAATTTGATTGCGCTTAGCTTCTGCCCAAGTTTGACCGCCGTCGCCGCCCCACATATCCCAGGCTACTCTTCCCTTGCTGGGAAAGCCTTCTTCGCCACTATTAAATCCAGTTGCACGCTTGTCAACTTCATGACGACTGAAAAAACTGTGCATTCGCAACACAACACTAGCACTTAGTGGCTCACGATTTTTAAGTTGATTGGCACGAGCCAGGCCTACCAGCGTACCGCCTGGTTTGCCTTCCTCATGCCATGCTAGTGCACGTTTAGCTGCGCTTGCCATGCCCGTTGTAGGCGTATAGGTTTCTGCCATAATAACCTCTATGGATTGGCCAGGAAAAATGCAAAAGCAAATCCCAGCGGTGTCATTGATCGTAATTCTTTAGTTCGTTCTGACTTGCCGCCCAACTTCATTATCCACGAATTAGGGTCAGGCTCAATCGGAGACTTAGGCAAGTCTCGATTAAACTTACCCCATAATCCAGTTTTCTTGGTATAGGCATCGCCAAACCAGTGTGGTTGAAAATACCAGGGATCGCCTAATTCAGGACGCAGTTTTTGCAATCTGCCAACGGGATTTTCTAGTGCCCAGAATTGTGGGTTGTAGTAGTCTACCATTCGCAAAACTTTGTCTACTAATTTTAGGCTTTGATCAGTTCTGCCGTCTTGGTCTTTTTGTTTCCAGTATTGTGCACCACTGCCTGCAAAATCTGTGCAAGGTGGAGCAGCTAAAATACCGTAGATTTCATTTGGCAAATCTGCTGGTGTCAACTCTAGTATATCAATATCATGTTTAATGTCTACTTGCAAGACATTGTAACCTGCTTCGCGATAGTACTTAGGCCAATTACCGCTGTAGTCGAACAATGACAAAATCGTTTTCATAATATAATCTCTGCATTACATCAAGTCGTTGTTCGTCACTATAGGCTTGCCAATCAGTAATTTCTTCTCTAGTCCTGCCACAACCTACACACTTCTCTGATTTAGGGTCAATCCGGCAAATCTGTTGACACGGTGTCATCATCATCGGTTTCTTCCTGCTTGCTTCTAGCCTCACAAAGCGCTTCTACTCTGTTACTTACTTCTTCACTATGCAACCACAAGTCTTTATTTTCTAGGAGACTTTCGATTTCTTTTTCAGTCAAGAAGTCTTTGTAAATATGTTGCAGGAATTGACGAGACCATTCACGCTCAAACACTGCCTGATCATAGATCTCGCCACCTTTGCCAAACATTCCACCACTATAGTTGTGAAACATAAACAGGCTATGTGGTGTAATCTCAAATACATCTGCACAAAGAAAAACCATAGTAGCAGCACTAATACAACTGCCCTCAACACTGCATACTACAGTAGCCTGAGTTTCGGTTAATACACGCATAAATTGTATTGCAGTATTTAAGTCACCACCGCTGCTATTAATGTAAATTTTTACTACATCTTGATCACTAGCACTACGAATAGTGTTAAACCATTCAATGTAATCTTCTGGGCCTGTAATAAGACCGCTTAGGTAAAATTCATAAAGTGCACTAGTACACTTACGAAACCCACGACTAATACCTGTGTCGAGGATAAACTCATCTGTTGCGTTTTTAGTCATAGGAGTATTGTATAAAAAAGCCCCCCTTGGTTACAAGGCGGGGGCATACCTCGGCACTAGCTTAAGCGGCTAGGGCAAATACCTCATCGTTGGCATTTATATAGTTTGCTTCTTTTGCGGAGATCGCCTACCG